TAGCTACTGATAAGAAAAACAAATCATCAAACACCTATTCTGTGGATATTTGTGAATCTGATAAAAATTTCACAGCATACTTCAAGGCAGAAAATTTTAAGATGGTGACAGATGACTATGATGTAGCAATATCATCACAAAAAATAAGTCATTTTGTTAATCGTTCTAAACCAATTAAATATTGGATTGCATTAGAACCTGATTCAATATTTTAAATTTAACTAAATTGAGGTTTATATTATGTCCGACTTTTTATGGACGGAGAAATACCGTCCAAAGAAAATCAAAGATTGTATCTTACCAGAAGATACGAAAAAAACTTTTAGCGAGTTTTTAAAACAAGGCGAAATCCCTAATCTATTATTATCAGGTACAGCAGGTACAGGTAAAACTACTGTTGCTCGTGCCTTATGTGAAGAATTGGGTGCCGATTATATTATCATTAATGGTTCTGATGAAGGTCGCCAGATTGATACATTAAGAAACAACATCAAGAATTTTGCAAGTACTGTTTCTTTAACAGAAGACGCTAATCATAAAGTAGTTATTATAGATGAGGCAGATTATACAAATGCTGAATCTGTACAACCTGCTTTAAGAAACTTCTTGGAAACATTTCATTCAAATTGTAGATTTATATTTACATGTAATTACAAAGCAAAACTTATCGAACCACTACACAGTAGATGTACTGTTATTGACTTTAGAATCGTAAATGGTGAAAAAGTAAAAACAGCAACAGCATTTATGGAAAGATGTGAGGAGATATTAAAAGGTGAAGATATATCTTATGATAAAAAAATACTTGCAGAATTAATACAAAAACATTATCCTGATTTTAGAAGAACGATAAATGAATTACAAAGATATTCTGTAAGAGGTAAAATAGATAGTGGTATATTATTCTCTATGTCTGAAACAAATCATAAAGAATTAATAACAGCACTAAAAGGAAAACAATTTTCTGATATGAGAAAGTGGGTAGTACAGAATCTAGATAAAGAACCAGCGTTCTTGTTTAGAAGTATCTATGATATACTTTACAAAGCGTTATCGCCAAATTCTATCCCACAAGCGATATTAATAATTGCAGGTTATCAATACAAGGCAGCTTTTGTTGCAGACCAAGAGATTAATATGGTTGCATGTTTAACAGAAATAATGGTAGGATGTAAGTTTAAATAATGTACGAGCTCCGTGATTATTTAAATGCACTTAATTTCTCCAAAGAAAAACTACTAGATACAGATGATACTGAATGGGCGAAGAAATATCCACCATTTGTTATCAATAAGTGTTTATCTATGTTTTATGACTGTATTGCACAGGCAAACGAGATGAATGGGTATCATTTCTTGGATAAAGATGTTCAATTTAATTTTTTCATAAATAGTATAAGAAAAAAGAAACGATTTGGTGGAAAGTGGCTAAAACAGAATGTTTTAAAAGATATTGAATATATCAAAGAATATTATGACTACAGCAACGAAAAGGCAAGAGAGGCCCTATCAATACTTACCAAAGAACAAATTGAGCTAATCAAATTATCACAGGATAAAGGTGGGAGAAAAAAGAATGATAAATGATGAGATAGAATGGACTCCAGATAAAATGCTCGAAGTTACAATTAAACAACCTGATGATTTTCTAAAAGTAAGAGAAACCCTAACTAGAATAGGTGTCGCAAGTCGTAAAGATAAGACACTATATCAGTCATGTCATATATTACATAAACAAGGTAGATATTATATTGTACACTTCAAAGAGTTATTTGCACTAGATGGCAAAACAGCAACTTTATCTGAAAACGATTTACAACGAAGAAATACGATTGCAATATTATTACAAGATTGGAGTTTAGTTGACATAGTTATAAAAGAGGAAGCAGAAAATAAAGCACCATTAAGTCAGATAAAAGTTTTACCATTTAAAGAAAAGAACGAATGGACATTATCAGCAAAATATAATATAGGTAAAAAGGTAGAATCAGAAGATGGAAATACCGAAGTTTAAAGAATTTCTAGGTGAGGCGAAAGATAACAAATTCAGATTATTGATTGTTACGGATGAGCCAGAAGAAGCAAAGACATTTCACACAGCAGACAGATTACAACAAGAAGCTAAAAAGTTAGGTTGGAATTTCTACCTTTATAAACTTACAGGTGGATATACAACATATAATGATGGCGTCCGTAGATTACACAACAAAGATGATGAAAAAGGATTTGTTGTAAGTTCAAAAGACACTATTGCTATCTTTAGAGGTTCAGTTGTAAGAAAAGATAGTTGGATGGATTTAATATCTACTCTAGAAAAAAGTGGTATTTGTTGTGTCAATAGTAGATATAGTATAGAAGTTTGTACAGACAAATATAGAACAGCATTAAAACTTGCAGAATTTGGTTTAAAACAACCTAAACAAACATTAGTACATGATAAAGAAAAGGCATTAGAATCTTTTGAAAAAATAGAAACAGATTTTCCTGTGATTTTAAAAACATTAAGAGGTTCAAAAGGTGTAGGTGTCTTATATATAGAATCAAAAATAGCTTTAGATTCAATCGTACAATTAGTAAATAAACAAGATGAAGACGCTGATTTATTAATACAAGAATATATTAAAACAGATTATGATGTAAGAGCATTAGTATTAGGTGGCAAAATAATTGCTACTATGAAACGACCAGTTGTTAAAGGTGATTTCAGAAGTAATGTATCACAAGGCTCAAAACCAACATCACTTAAATTAACAGAATTAGAAATGGAACATTGTTTAAAAGCTTCAAAAGCAGTAAATGGATTATGGACGGCAGTTGATTTTATTCCATCACAAAATAGAGAAAAAGTTCCACCATTCTTAATTGAGGTAAATTCTTCTCCAGGAACAGAAGGCATGGAAGAAGCAACAAACGAGAATATAAGCAAATTAGTTGTAGAACATTTTTCTGATAAAAGGAATTGGGTAAAAACAGCTGAAGAAGTTGGTTATAAAGAAGTCGTACACATTAAACCTTTTGGTGATATAGTCGCCAAGTTTGATACAGGTAATAGTGGTATGAATGTTATACATGGTACAGATGTTAAAGTAAATAACGGAACAGTATCATGGAAATTTGAAGATAAAACTTATAAAGCAAAACTAGAAAGAAAAGCAAAAATATCAGTAGGTGGATTAAGGGATTATGATGAAGAAAGACCAGTAGTTATATTTGATGTACAATTTGCTGGTACAGTATATAAGAATATAGAATTTACAATAGATGATAGAGAAGATAGAACACATATATTGTTAGAAAGAAAGTTTATGAATAGACTTAATGTTATGGTAAATCCAAGTAGAAAATATATTATTACTACTCCGTATACCATTGACAAAAAGTAAAAAAAGTTATACAATTAACAAGTGAGGTAAAAAATGGCAGATGTAAAATTATATCGTTTGACAACAGGCGAAGATATAATAGGTAAACTAAAAGAAGAATTATTTGATGGAGATGGAAACTCAACACATATAACTTTAGAGTTACCTTTTGTGATTATTCCACAACAAGAAGCACCAGGTAAACCAGTAACATTAGGATTTCATCCTTATATTCCATATGGTCAATGTAAAGAAGTTACTTTTAAACAAGCAAACATTATTACATCAGTTGAACCAGCACCTGATTTACTTGCAACATATCAATCCAATACAGGCGGTGTAGTACAAGTTAAAAAACCACAATTAATTACATAAAGTGATTAGGGTTACTTTTTCAAGGAATGGTGTAGATTATGTTACACATTTAAAAGAAGGCGATACACTTCTTGACGGCGCATTAAAACTTAAACTACCAGAAATACCAGCAATATGTGGTGGCAATTGTGCCTGTGGTACATGTCATGTATATTTAAATGATAAGTGGGTAGATAAAGTTGAATCACCATTGACTAATTCACCAGAAATTGATATACTAAAAGATAAGAAAAGCTTTGATAATAGAAGAAGTAGATTGTGTTGTCAAATAAAAATTAAAAAAGAATATGATGGATTACAAGTGAGATTATTAGCAGATGAACTTTTATAAAAATATTGTAGAGTATAAAGGAAAGTTATTTGTTAGGGGTATATTAGAAGGACAAGAATTTCAAGAGAAGGTTGATTTCAGTCCAACATTTTTTACATTAACAAATAAAGAATCCAAACATAAAAATCTACAAGGTCAATATTTACAACCAACAATATTTGAAAGTATTGCAAAAGCAAGAGAATTTAGAAAGACTTATGATAATTCTAATTCTCCTATCTATGGTATGGAGAGATTTGCTTATCAATATATTTCTAATGAATATAGAGATGATATAGATTGGCAAAAAGATAAGATTAAAATCTTTACTATTGATATTGAAACAAGTTGTGAAAATGGTTTTCCAGATGTAGAAAATCCCATTGAAGAAATACTATGTTTAACAGTAAAAAATCAAACCAATAAACAAATTATTACATGGGGTATAGGTGATTTTGTAACTGATAAAGAAGATGTAACTTATATAAAATGTGATTCAGAAAAACAATTAATAAAAGAATTTATGACATTTTGGATGAAAAATTATCCAGATATTATTACAGGTTGGAACTGTAAGTTTTTTGACATACCTTATCTATTAAATAGAATATCAAGATTAACTGATAATAAAGTT